TGTCTTTAACCTCTGTCCGGCGTTTGACAATGCAGAAAAAAATCCCTTGTTACAAGATAAGCCGGAGTGTCCGCTACAAACTCAATGAAATTGAAACATGGCTTGAAAGCCGAAAACAGCCGGTAGTGGCTAATAGCGATATGGCAAAAACCGGGGGCAAGGTATGACGGACATAGACAGAATTATCGAGAGTACGAAGGCAGAGGTACTTCCTTTCGAAAGTTGGGAGAGGCTGACCGGGGAAACCGGGGCGGCGTTTGCGGCTTTCTGCATTTTTCGGGATTTCGGGGCTGAACGCAATATCCGCAAGGCTGTTGAAACTGTTGAGGCTGATGAGGCTGTCAGGGCGAAACGGTATAAGGTTTGGCGTAATTGGGCTGCCCTGTACCGCTGGCGGGAAAGGGCTGCGGATTATGACCGCTACATTGAAAAACTAAAACAGACAGAACTGCGGAAAACCATAGAAGCACAGGGAGAAAAACACAGGCAAGTTACTCAAAAAATGCTCGATGTGGTTTCTAAAAAACTCGACACGATGAACCCTGCCGAATTGACGCAGGGGTCGGTGACCGAATGGGTACAGACCGCCATTAAAGCGGAGAGAGAAGCTGCGGGGCTGGTTGCCTCCAATGGCAAGCCGGATGCAAAACAAGGGGAGCTAAACTTTACCCCTGACTTTCAAGGGCTATAAGCATGGGTACTACGGTCATGTTTAAGCCTACGGCTATTCAGCGGAAAGCCCTTGCGTTATTGAAGGGCGGAGCTAAACATATTTTGCTGTTTGGCGGTTCTCGTTCAGGGAAAACTACCGTGCTGGTTATGGCAATTATTTTCCGCGCTTTGATGTACGCCGGAAGCCGACATTTAATTTGCCGTTTCAGAGCTAAAGACGCTCGTTCCTCTGTTCTGCGGGAGACTTTGATACCGTGGCTTGATAATTCCATCGGCAAAAATGGTTATACCTACTTGGCGCATGAAAGCATGATAACGCTTAATAACGGCTCGGAAATTTGGATTGGTGGGCTTGGTGACAGGGAGCAAGCGGACAAAATTCTAGGGCATGAGTACAATACCATTTATTTCAACGAGATAAGCCAACTTTCCTATGCCGCTGTTACTACCGCATATTCAAGGCTCGCTATGAGGATTAATGGCTGCCGGAACTTGTTTTTCTACGACTGCAACCCTGGCAGCCCTTTACATTGGGCTTATAAGGTTTTTGTGCTTAAACGCCAATTTCTTAATGGCGAGGCATTGGAAAAACCGGAATTGTATCAATCCATGCTGCTTAATCCAGAAGATAACAAAGACAATCTGCCGGAAGATTATATCGCTGATATTCTTGATACATTGCCCGAAAAACAGAAAGCAAGGTTTAGGGACGGTTTATGGGTTAAAGCGGAAGGCGTTATATACGACAAATTTGATGAAACGATGATTATTAGCGCCGCCGACCTTCCAGATCACTTTGACAGGTATTCCGCCGGACAGGATTTTGGTCTAAATATTACTTTCGTTAAAATCGGCTGGCTTGATGATGTGGTATATGTCCTTTTCGATTATGGCGCTTATAACATGACTACTCAATCTTTCAACGAAGAAGTGGCGGCGCGTGGCTGGTTTGAAAATCCTGATGGTATGGGACAGCCTGTTTATTGCGACCCTGCCGGAGGGGAACGGATACAGGAAATTACAGGCGGGACTAAAGCCAATAACAGCGTGGACAGCGGCATTGACTATATCAACGCAAAAATAGAACGGCGTCAGTTTTTCGTGTGCGACAGGTGTACAGGTGTCCTGTCCGAAATTTGGGATTATTGCCGTGACGAGGCGGGAGAGATAATAAAAGTAAACGACCATTTCCTTGACGCATTGCGTTATGCGATATTTACAGACGTACAGAAAGGGGTGATAATATCGTGAGTATCCTTGAGCGATTTTTTTCAAACCCCAAGCGACAATCTAACCAAAATATGTTAGTTGAAAAAAGTTTTTTAAATGATAGTTTTCCCTTGTCTAATGATGACTGTTTTAGTAATTTATATATAGATAAACCATTTATAAATTCATATTATCTGAACGCATGGGTAAACATTGCGGTAAATATATTAATTCGCAATATTGCCCGCGCGGATTTCATTATTGAAAAAGAAGGGGTAGAATTAAAAAATGGTACTCTCTTTTCTTTATTCCACAGACCGAACGAAAATTTAAGCCGTTATGATCTCTGGAAGGAAACAGCAGCTTGGTGGTTCATCGAAGGCGAAGCCTTCTGGTGGTTTGGGCCTGATTATTCTGGCGGGCTGCCGAAACAACTGTATGTACTAAATCCTAGACATATCCAACTTGAGGGAGAGGGGTTGGACCTGGAAAATAGTATTAACAAAAAAAAATCACGTTGGTTTTATCATGCCGGTACAGAATTAGTCCCTATTTTCTCTGATGAAATAATACATTTCCGTGACTGGAACCCGTGGAACCCTCTGCGCGGGGTAAATCCGCTTGTTTCCCTGTCTCTTGAGCTTGAACAAGACTTTTACGCCAATAAAGCTAATTCAGTTTTATTAAAAAATAACGCAATACCACAAGGTCTCTTAAAAACTGACCAGACGCTGCGACCAGAGGAAGCTGACGCATTGGAGAGACGGTGGGAAAGCAAATACGGACAGGTTAAAGCCGGGCGCAAAATTGCGGTATTGGGCAAGGGTACAAGCTTTGAAGCGTTAAGTTTTAATCCTGACGTTGTAAAATTATTTGAACTTAAAAAATGGACCCTCTACACAATACTTGCTAAATACGGAATACCGCCTAGAGTAGCCAACATTTCCGACAGAACTACGGCGTTAAGCGGCAAAGATACAAAAGAGCAACATTCGGCTTTTTGGCAATATACACTTATTCCTTTGTTGAGAAATTTTGAGCAAATACTTGAAAGCCAATTTTTTTTGCGTTTCGGTCTGAAAGAGACAGGCCGTTTTGATCTTTGGGACATACCGGAACTAAAAGAAAATGAGGACGCGCAGAGCAGGCGCGATATTGCTGAAATAAACGCCGGATTAAAAACAATCAACGACATACTAAAAGAGCGCGGCAAAGAGACAAAGCCCTGGGGTGATGTATGGTATAAGCCGCAAAATTTAATCCCTGTTTCTGCCTCCGATAAAAAGGAGGGAAAAGGGAACTAATCATGACGGGAGGGGGTACATTGATTGTCACAAGAGCAAAAACACTATACCCAAGTATCAAACGCTATTTTGAAAATATGGGTTTTAATAAGGTGAGTATTACCGGACTGGAGAGGGACGCATTGCTAAATAAAATTAACGAATTAAATCCGGAGCTGCTTATTATTGACAGCGATTTTAACCAGGGAGCTACTCCGTATAATGTTGGTGAAATTCACAAAAGCTTTTCAAAATTGCATATAGCCGCCGTAGCTGTTAATAATTTCCCGCTGGCTCTCGCGGCGTGGTTTATCTGGTATGGCGCTAAATCCTGCCTGCATTTATGGGCTGACGGTATGGAAGAATTCAAGCGCGGGTTACAGACGATAAGAAGCGGCAAAAAGTATATTTCCCCTGTTATTCAAAGTATCCTGAACCTTATTCCTGAATGGCCGAAAACAAAAGGGTATATTACAAAAAAGCAATTAGAGTGCCTTATTTTACTGTGCAACGGCATGAAAGCTGAAAATATAGCCAATGATATGTATATAACAAGGCGGACGGTAGATAATGTTCTCGAAGCAATATTTAAAATATTTTCTGTTAATAGCAAAGATGAATTGATTGCAATGTCCTGGAAAAGCGGATTGGTCACTAGAGATGATTTACGGTTTTACCGCAATGATAATGAAATAAAATTGCCCGAATGGGCAAAAAATAAACAGCAAATAAATGAAAAGTTAAAAGGAATATTTGCTAGTGTTTATGGCAATTAACAATTAACAATGAGCAATGAGCAATGAAAGAAGATAAGGGGAGAAAGATTATGATTGTAAGAACTAAATCGGGGGAATTCCACGAGGCTAATTTTTCGGGTTTGCTGGCTTTTCTTGGTTTGAAGAATGAAGCGTCAGGATTACAAAAAATATCCGCAGATGTGGAATTGATTGCGGCTGTGCCTCTTTCAATTAACAATGAACAATTATCAATTAACAGTGATAAAGGGTTTGCGTGGACTTTATCAACTTTTGACCTTGATAGATATAATGAGCGTGTAGACCCTGCGGGTTGGGATTTTTCGCAGTATGTAAAAAATCCTGTTGTTGAATGGGCGCATAGGTATGATATTCCGGCTATCGCCAGGATTGAAGGGCTGGCAGTTGATGACAATGGGCTTCATGGAACTGTTATTTTTAACGATAAATCCTTTGACGCTTTCGGGTGGGGTATCGGGGAGCGAGTGAAAGCCGGAGTTATCCGCGCCGGTTCGGTGGGCTTTCGGGTGCTTGAAATTGAGATACCGTCAAAAGAAGATAGTAAAGACGGCACATCGCTTATCTTTCGTAAACAGGAATTACTTGAGTTTTCTATTTGCAATGTTCCAGCTAACCCCTACGCACTGACTAAAACAATGAGCAATGGGAAATTAACAAATATATATGATGAAGGCACTAATGCTGTTCCTTATTGGAGTGGCTTAATCAATAATTTAGAGGGGTAGATTTATGGACGCATTACTAAAGGTTATCAAAGAAAAGATAGCCACGATGAAAAAAATCGAGTTGACCGGATTTACCAATACGGCAACTGCGACCGCCTACTTTCAAGAGAAAGAGGCAATTCTTGAGGGTATAGTAGAAACCCTTGAGACTATTACCACCCAGGAAAGTGGGGAAGTTGAAGCCCTGCATAAAACCGTCAAGAGTTTGAGGGAAGAAATCAAAGGGCAAGCGTCAAGTCCCAGGGAACTGTCAAGGCGGGAACTTCTTTACAACCTGGGTAAAGGGATTGCGGCGGCGTGGTCGGGGAACTATAAGACGCTGGCGGAGTTGGCGTTTACACCCAATCTCAAAAGTGAAAACTGGACGAACCCCAAAGATGTATCATTGGGAGAAAAAGGATGGACTGTAGGAAAAACAGCCCTAGGCGATCCGATGGGAAATTTTTCGCCAAGCAATGAACAGTACCTTATCAATCCCATTTACGAAACGGAAATAATGAGCGATGTCGCAAAAAAATCGGTCATGATGAATTTAGTCCGGCATCGCCCCATGTCGGGCCCCTCTATCTTCCTTCCTACGAGGGACAGGGGCGGGGTGCAGCTTAACTGGTTGACGGCATACGGTCAAAAAATCGAGGGCAGCAAGCCCAAAGGCGCGGAGCGCGTGGAACTCAAGGCGTATACTTTAGCGGGATATATACCGTGGTTTGATGAATATGAAGAAGACGTGTTCGTTGATCTCGGTCAAATGTTCGTGGACGAATTTATCGAGACATACGGGCAGGAATTTGATCGCCAATGCTTGTTAGCAGACAATGATCCTTTTACCGGGGCTATGGCTTGCGCCGATGTTACCAAAGTAACAATAGAGGGTAGTACCGCCAAAGATTTGAAGTGGACGGATTTCAGAGATGCGGTTTACAAAATTCCCGCCGAGGAGCGCAAGGATTGCGCGTGGTTTATTAATGAGACAGTCCTGAACCATATTTCAAGCCTTGAGGATACGACAGGCCGCCCTATTTGGCGCGGACCTACAGAGGCTATGCCGGGACGGTTAGACCTGTATCCTTATCACGAAGTTTCGATTTTACCGCAGATGGCCGACATTAAGGCTGACCAAATGATTGCTATTTTTATGAACCCGAAACGGATACAGCACGGCAACAGGCGCGGCATCGAATTGAGAAAGTTTGACGGTACGACAGAAAGCCTTGAGTACGGCGAATTGTTTTTAAGGTTCAGAAAGAGGGACGGATTTCTGGTAACACGTCCTAAAAACAATATGCTCATATTGAAAACAAAAGCGTAACAACAGGGAATGGGTTTTGTTGTTTGAAAAAAAACGGCATAAGCTGGTGCCTTGCCGTTGTCAGGGTAAGGGTTCTAATTTTGAAAGATGTCCGGCGGTCCTCTTGTACCGCCGGATGGTTCCTTTACAAATAAATAACTATTGCGTTTTCAGTCAGCCTGCCATCATTACATTGCGGCGGCGGTAGATTGTCGATACGTTCTATTTCTGCTCTGAATATTTTGGCGTCATCGCCCTGTAAATATTTATGGGCTTTATAGTCATTACTGAATAATAAATAATGCCCTGTCCCTACTTCATAGGAAAAACTGAATTTCTGTCCTTGATAAACCGGTATAAACATATATAACTCCTTCAATAAAAAATACCCCGGCAAATGCCGGGGCGGTTTGTTATGCGGTTAATAATGCGTCATAGACCGGGTTTTCTTCTAAAAGGAAAAACCATGATTTTGCTATTTTGTCCAATGTGTACCAGGAAAAAGCATTATAAAGTTCTTCAAGTTCAGAATAAGCTTGACTATTATCCCATAAAGCCTTGTCAATATCTAAAGCCCACAGCCTGTACTTATTAGTGTAAAAGTAGAAATTTTGTACAACAGAAGCTAAATCAGTAAAATTTCTTGAAGCATCCATTTGTAAATGCACCGCAATTTCTCTGCGGTGTTTCCGGAAGAATTGATATAATTCTTCCGAATTTGTAAAACCATTAATGTTATTATTAACCCCATTTTTTACACAGTTTACTAATATAACCGCTAGTTCCCTAAAATCATTTTTTGTACTATTAAGCGGATTAAAGCCAAGCGCGATTATTACATCATCAATTAATTTACCTGAAAACTCTGAATGTTTTATTAAGTACCTCTGCAAGCCGTGAATTGTAGTTATAGCCATTTTAAGACCCCCTAAAATAATTCGATTTGTCCGCTGTCCAATACTGGCGGCGGGGCGGGGTTCTGCGGATATACCCCCTGTAGATAGGCAATGTAGGAATGAGCGATTTTTAGCGTGGGGAATATGCGGGAAATTGTTAATAATGAATAATCGAATGAGTAGAAAGGGAAACGAGTACAGGCGGCATGGGTACTTGAAATTGACAAATTGACTATTTGCGGTTTGTCCTGTGTTAGTGAAAAATCCGCATAAACCTGAAAATGAAGCGACATAAAAAAACCCAAAATAAAACAGGCTTAATAAATGTTAATAAAATTTGCCTACAATAGACCCGGCTATACAGCCAAGTGGGGCAATACTAAAATAGCATTGCTGAAATATGTTAATACTATTTTACAAAATAAATATATTTTTGTCAAGAAAAAAATTAAAATAATTTAAACATTGTATAAAACGCTTTTTCATTTTTGACCACTAATGCCCAATCTGAAAAAAGTTAACCGCCGCTAATATCGAATAAAGGCGGCGAATTAGGGAAATCTGCGGCGGGCATTTTTATTACAGAACATAGCAAGCGGGTAAAGAAGCTTACGGGGCATTACCAAAATTCGCCCTACATTTAGCCCTTCACCAGCGATGACAGATTATGTAAGTTAGATAAACTTGCCTGGAAAGACGAAATATTTTCTGAAAAGATATTAGCTAATAATAGTAAATAATATTTCATAATCTGAAAATAATTCGGAGGTATTAGGGTTATATGATTTATATAATTACGAAGAGATTTTTTCCTCTTAACCTCATCTTTTAACGATGGAAAAGTACCAGACATCATGAAATGGTGACTGACACCGGAGCGTATACACAAGTCGAGTTTTCTGTCGATTAACCTGTTCAGAGTATGCCCGAATGTGCCGTTGTGCCATACACTATAATTTTCCTTTATTCATTTATTTTTTATCTTTTTTTTAGCAGATAAACAAAAGGTATTAATATTAACAAAAAAATAATAATAGAAGTAATTTGTTGCCCATAGGCAGCCCATGCAATGG